GTAGGAGAACATAAAGTAGAGTCCGGCAGATATTACCCGGAGTCTAGCAAGGACAACGCCCTCAGTTGAAGTGGAGTTCGATTTTAAAGTATCGAGCACCTCAATTGAACCATGAGCTGGTTCAGCGACATTGAGCGTGAAGGATTCACCATCCTCCAGTCCTACGCCGTCAACACGAATGTTGACCAGATATTCACCTAATTTATCTACTCTAAAAGTATTCCCATCCTTGTATCTACACGGTAAATTACCTTTGATTTGAGCTGAAGCTCCAAAGGGTTGTGTAGGTGTGCAACCGACGTTGAAGAATACATTTGAATTTCTTCAAGTTCAATGACGTAGCTGAGTATTTCATAGCTTGCCAAGGCGCAGTTCGAACTGCACCCTGCATGGCCATGAGTCCCTGTTTGTTAACGGGAATTTCATCAGCTGAGTCAAAGTCGATTGCCATCATCACTGTACCAGTACTTGTTGTTGCAGCTGTCGACTCAAAGTCAAAAGACAGGTTGTTAAACAAGTAAGATTCATAGGAACCAGCCAGCGCTGAGAGCCAGGCGAATAATGGTAAACCAGGGTTAATTTCGATAGGTATGACTGAAAAGTCAGCAGTCGACGTGAGGTCAAAGAGATATTCTCGATGACGGACACGAATTGATCCATCGCCTCTATCACTAGAGGTTATCTTAGGTTTGCCAGTCTTCGTTTGACGACTCATAGCCGTTGGTGCATGGACTGTTTTGTTAGATTTGTTATTATTTTGTTGTTGTTGTTGTTTATTCGGTCCAGATTTGTTCTGGCGGGCTGTAGACGACTCCGCACGTTTGTTTTTATTGGTAGTAGTAGATTCAAGGGTTGGCTTACTAGGCTGGCCCAGGGATAAGTTTAAGGTCGTTTCAGGACCAAGTTTTACATCTTTAGGGATGGTTCCTACTACAATAACGTCATAGTCAAGCTGGTTGGTTTGACTGACTAGCGGTCGATTACTCGATAAACAACAACACTAACACACCTAATAAATAAAGAATGTTTCAAGTGGACACTCGCAATATTTTCGCTCCTCAGGGACAAGTCCATCGGGATAGCAGGCTTCAACAAACCGAAGCTTCTGGTAATCCAATGTGTCTGACTCCTTCAAACGGAAGGGAAACAGTTTTGCAGCGTTATACCTCAAGGGTATACGTGTGAACCACTTGGTGGTAGCCTCAATATTATAAGCCGTATTGGCAACATTATATTCCTTCGTGCTTATCTCACGATAGCCGTAAGGTAGAGGTCCTATACCACATATCATTCTTTTTTTATTCTTGCTCTCATATCCACATACCATGTTACTCTTATTGGTTGTCTTGAACCCGAATAGGGGCTTAAGATCTGCATTTTTAAGTACGGACTTCGCCAGAAGGCGTTGGAATCTAGTAACGTGAAAGTTGATACCATCATAAGCTTCAAAGCCTAGGCCTCCAAGTTCCCTTGGAAGGAATAGGTTATAACGCCCATTCATGGTAATCTTTTGGATGTCCTCCCTATTACGGGTGATAAACCTGCTAAATGCAAGGGGTTTATCAGTGGCTCCGCCTACACTCCTCGTGTAAGCATCGCACAGATCCAAGGCCTTTTCACGTACTTCGCCTCTAGAACCACCAAGTTTAGAGGTTCCAGACAAAAGTCCAAAATTGCAGTATTCAATCTCTGATAATTTATTTGAGGAGTGGCTTACGCCCTCACTATCTATTGTAGTATGCTGGTCATAACTAAACATAGTTGAATTGATCGTTAAGATCTTTTCATGTATGTAGTTCTTACCAACACTCAGAGAGAAACCAACATTAGCAACATGCTCTTTCCAAATTTCGTAATGTTCAGGATTAGTCCTAAACAGAATATCATCACCATTAATAAGACAAGGTAAGTCCTCAAACCGAGATTTCTTGTACGTATAATCCTCAAGACTGAGCTTATAAGCAATTATGTTTGCTAAGCAAAGGAAGGGGAACGACAAAGGAGAACCCATCAACTGGCCATTAGTTTGATCGAACTTTTCGATTTCGAACTTTGGCGGGTAGTGGATCTCGTGGCTTAAGATAACATCTTGTATTATCGCGGAGAACTGGGAACCAGCAACGCCACTAGCTAATAAGGATTCTAAGATCCCTATGTGGCAGTACTGTTGACCTAGATTATCGGTGGCAGCTGAATAGTCACCACTAACGAAATGAGAGAAAGTCATATCTGGTATGTTCTTCTCGCGCTCTATCATCCTGTATATATGATCCTTACGTAAAGGAGTACCAATTAACTCAAATTGAGGTAATCTTCTAAGGTATTTAAACAGGTCTTTTTGATAAGTTTTGGCAAGAAAGTATTTTGCTGCAGGTCCTTTGGTTATAAGTCTGACTTTCAACGGTTCCAAGATTACTTGGACCATTGCAAGTGCGCCTCTG